ATGTCTAAAGAAAATGAAGTTGCGCGTAGCGTCCAACAACGCATTGAGCAAGAGGCTTTGGCCTTGGGGCAGACTGCTGCTCCTGTTGTGCCAGACGAAGATTTTATTTTGCAGTGCCTGCGCGAGAATGTTCTGGGCGATGCCAGGCTGTTCAACCTGCACCACCGTGGAAAATTTGTGTTCGTCAAACGGTGGGGCCGGTTCATCAGCTGGGCCGGGCATCACTGGCAGGAAGATATCATTGAGACGGTGTTCCATGGGGTTGAGGCCGTATGCGCAGATTATCTACGTGTGGCTGCCTGCCTCTATGAGAAAGCAAAATACTTGAGCGATGACGATTTGAAAGCCAACGAAAAGCTGCGCGAGTCGCTGCATAAGCGCGTTGCCCGTCTGCGCGACACCACTGGCCGAGACAAGCTGCTTAGGTTCAGCCACACCATCCAGGATCCCCTAGCCATCGACGGCGAGGAACTGGACCAGCAGCCCTACTTGCTGGCCTTCCAAAACGGCGTTGTTGATCTGCGCACAGGCGATTTCTCTCCTGGTAAACCAACGGATTATATACTGAACGCTTGCCCTGTAGAGTGGCAGGGTATTGATGCCGAGTCTGGAGAGTGGGAGGTTTTCTTTAACTCCTGCCATGAGGGGAAGGGCGAGGTCGTGGCGTTTCTACAGCGTCTGTTTGGGTATGGAATTCTGGGGGTGCGCAAAGACCATGTGTGGGCTGTCCATTTCGGCACGCGTGGTCGGAACGGCAAGGATGTTTTGCAAAACATCTTGACCGCGACGCTGGGTCGGGCTTTGTGCGGCATGGTCCCCACGGAAATGCTCCTGGACACAAAAATGCCCCGGAACCCCAGCGGCCCTAGCCCGGACATCATGGCCTTGCGCGGCAAGCGCCTGGCCTTCTGTTCTGAGGCTGAGGACAAACAGCGCTTTGCCATTTCGAAGATCAAAGCCCTCACGGGCGGTGGCCCAATCCAGGGCCGGGCGCTGCAGGATAAGCTGCTCACCGAGTGGCTGCAATCTCATATTCTGCACCTGTTCACCAACGAGATCCCGCGCGCCAAAGCTGACGATGACGCCTTCTGGACGCGCCTGCTCGTCATCCCCTGGAATATTCGTTTTGTGGACAATCCCACCACGCCGGATGAACGCAAGCGCGATCCAGACATGGAAGAAAAGCTGCGCCAGCATCTCCCCGGCGTTGCAGCCTGGCTGGTGCGCGGGGCTTTGGAGTACCAGCGATTGGGCCTGAACCCACCGGAAGCAATCATGGATTGCACCCGCGAAAGGCGGGAATCAAACGATGAAGTCGGAGAATTTCTGGCCGACTGCTGCGACATCGAAAAGGTGACGGAGGGCCGCGAACCCAAAACGCGCATCGGCGCAAGCGACCTGCTCGATGCATTCAACTTTTGGTTCCATAAGGCGAAGGACCAGTCCTACTCCTACTCTGCCAGACGATTTGGCGACGTGATGAGCAAGAAGCGTTTTGAGAAGAAAAAAAGCGGAGGCATGGTTTACCTGGGCGTTAGTTTGGCGCGTGAGTTCCGCGAAGAGCTTGACAAGGCTAAAGATTCGGACGGCGATCGGCCACGGCGGAGGCTCGTTGAATAGGCAAAGCTCCCAAAACGTTCCTGCCGCTTTAGGGCAGCGATCTACTCAACCATCAAAAATGATTGAAGGCAGAGCCGCGTCGGGAGATTGGGAGAGTTAACCCCTATTTTCCCTTACGCGAGAACATGTGTGTTTTTTTGTGTGCAGCAATCATGCGTCCAAATATCCCACTCTCCCATTATATTATTTTTTATCAATCAATTTAGAAAGATAAAAGATAAAAAAGATAAGGGAGATTTAGGGAGATTGAGAGGTTGAAGCCGTGAAGCATATCACTGACCTTCTGGCCGAGCTGAATATCACCGTGCGGGCCAATGGCTCCACTCGGTTTACCAGCCGATGCCCGCGTTGCGGTGGATCGGACCAACCCCATAAGGTCTCTGATCGATTTTATGTCCGACCGGATGAGCGGCCCGGAGGGAGCGCCATGTGTAACCAGTGCGGCTGGCATGGCGACAACATCCAGTTCGCGCGCGACTTTTTGGGTATGGATTTTAAGCAAGCATGCGAGCACGTGGGCCGCGCGGTGGACAAGACCTCGCTTCGCGCCTTGCGCGGGCCGAACCCAAGCGCAGCGCAGACACGGACGTTCACCCCTGCCCGACCGGGCCTCCCCTCGCCCCTGTGGCAGCAGCGCGCCGCCGACTTCGTGGAATGGGCTCATACCCACCTGCTGCGGAATGCTGAACAGCTGGCCTATCTTTCCGGTCGTGGCATTTCCTTGGACGGTGTGCGCCGTTTCCGCTTGGGTTGGAACCCAGGCGAAAAGGGCCAGGACATTTACCGTCCCAGGGCGGTGTGGGGTTTGCCCGATTCGAAAAAGCCGGACGGCGCGCTCCGGCGTTTGTGGATTCCGCGCGGCCTGGTGATCCCGGTGTTCTCCCTGCAGGAAGGCACGGACAACCCGGTGCGCATCCGCGTGCGACGGCCCAAGCAACACCTGCGCGAAGGCGACAGTAAATACATCGTGCTGCCCGGGTCCACCAGCCACACGTTTGTTGCCGATGTTGAATCCAAGGCTTTTGTCGTGGTGGAGGCCGAGCTGGACGCCATGCTTATCGCTCTGTCCATGGCCGAGAAGGGAAAGGGGCTGGCCGGGGCGATCGCCCTTGGCAGCTTGGCGCACAAGCCCGACGCCGCCACCTGTGATCTGCTTTCTTGCGCCATGTCCGTTTTGGTCGCCCTTGATTTTGAGCCGCCTGCCGCCGTGGTGCGGAAACAGGATGAAGGCGACGAGGCTTTTGCCAAACGCACGCATGAGCGCGAGCACCGCGTTTCCAATCTCCGCCGCGTGTATGGCTGGTGGCCGGAACAGTACCCACGCGCGAAACGCTGGCCAGTTCCCGTTGGCAAAGACCCCGGCGACGCTTTCACCGCAGGCTGCGACATTGCCTTGTGGGTGCGGTCCGGCTTGCCCCCTGTGATGTTGTTGGAGCCCATTGCTACGCCACCAGTGACTGCGCCTTTGGGATGTTCCAGCTCTGATGTGTCTGCAACGTCGGGGGTAGGGGTGGACCTGGGAAGCTCACCCCGCGGCGTAGAGCAGCTGGCGCACCACTTGGCCGCCCACGGCATCACGCTGCACCGCACCTCCCCCGGTGGCCTGCTGCTGCCTGTGGCGGGCGGCTCCACCCCGCCCAGCGCCATGGATGAGATTATCTTCCTCATCCCCGATGATCTCGCCGCATGGCTGAAGGGGTTGGATCTGGATGAGGTGACGGCGGACATGCTGGGGGGTGGCCGTGGGTGAGACATTCAAGTCCGTCGAGGCGGTGCGCCGCTTTCTCCTTGCGCAGGGCTATGCCGTGACCAAGAGCACTATTGGCCGGCACAGCAAGGAGGGATTCATTCGCGCGGGCGCAACGGAAGAACAGGCGTTCAAGTACGCCAAGGCGTTCCTGAAAGAGGCTGTATCCGGCAAGCGCAAGGATGAGGCCGTGGCTGACGAGCAGCGGCGCTACCTGCGCGGCCGGGCCGAGAAGATCGAGCAGGAGGTGGCCCAGCTGCGGCTTAAGACCCTGGAGCACGAGGGCAAGCTCATCCCGCGCGAGCAGGTGACGCACGACTTGGCGGCGCGCGCGGTGATGTTCAAGGGCGGGCTCAAACATCTGGTGCAGTCCAATGTCAACAGCTGGGTGCACCTGGTGGAGGGCAACCCGCGCAAGGCCGGAGACCTCCAGCGCGAGCTGCTGGGGAATATCGAGCGCATGCTTTCCGGCTACGCCCGGGCCGACAGCATTGTTCTGGAATTCGAGGATGACCCCCTTGGTGATGACGAGCAGCATTCCGCAGAGGAACATGGTGTGCACGATGCCGACCGTCCGTGATGACATACAGCCTTGCGCAGTTTTTCCTTGTCCGAAAGGGGAAAACGACGCGGGCAGATTGTCTGTTTTTCCTGCCGAGCATTGGGGAAAGTGGGGAGGAGAGCCCGGCCTCTACCGTGTGATGATAGGGCAGGCGTGGCTTTCCAGGTCCGGCGAGCGTGTGAGCTTTTATGACAGGGAGGGCCTTGGGACTGTCTTGCAGCGTTGGGGCCTTGGCGTTTTGGGGCTGGGGCACGATGGCCCAGCGGCTGGAGCCGTTCCGTACACCGCGCCGCAGGGGACCTTCGTCTACTATCAAGACCCCGGCTCGGGCGAGGTTATCCCGGCCAGGACAAGCACCTATCCTTTCCAGGACGAGCAGGGCGACTGGCGTGTGTACTTGCTGTATCCGCGACGGAAACCGGCAGTGCCGCTGGATTACCTGACCCTGCGCAACCGTGGCGAGGGGGTCTGACATGCAGGCGGCTGCGATGTTGACCGACTGCCCGCAGCAGTCCTCGCACCGCTCGTGCGTCGTGCTTCGTCTCCCGGCGAGCATGCGCCCGGCGTGGATGCCTACACGCTACGAATTCAAGCTCTCCGCCCCAGAGGGCAAGGTGCTGCGCATGCGTCGCCGCATCCCTTGCAGCGAGTGGTCGGAAAAGCACCGCGTGGTGACCATGAGCAGCCTGGCTGGGCTCTGGCGCAACGAGGTGACGCCGTACCTTGCGGGCATTATGGACGCCAGCTGGCACGCATCCGTGCGCACGGTCATCATCTGCAAGGCGCCTCAGGTCGGCATGTCCGAGGCCGTCAACAACTGCATCGGCTACGCCATAGACCGCGATTCCTCACCGACCATGTTCGTCTACCCGGACGAGCAGACAGCGCGGGACAACAGCAAGGCGCGCATTCAGCCGATGATCGAAAGCTCGCCCGCGCTGCGCCAGTACCTCACCGGCGTGCAGGACGACGTGGCCAACCTGCAAATCAACTTGCAGCACATGCCCATCTACATGGCCTGGGCTGGGTCGGCCTCGCGTCTGGCGAACAAGCCCATCCGCTACATTGTGCTCGATGAGGTGGATAAATACCCGCCCGCGGGAAAGCGCGAAGCCGATCCCATCAGCCTGGCCGAAAAGCGCAAGATAACATTCCGCTGGGACTACAAGATTTGGAAGCTCAGCACGCCGACAGTTGAGAATGGTCCTATCTGGCAGGCCCTGCAGAACGAGGCGCAGATCGTCTATCACTACTGGGTGCGTTGCCCCTTGTGCGGTTGCTGGCAGCTCATGAATTTTGATCAGATCAAGTGGCCGGAGGACGAGCGCGATCCCGAAGCCATAGAAGCAGGGCAGCTGGCCTGGTACGAGTGCGAGCACTGTGATGGCCATTGGGATGACGCCCTGCGCGACAAGGCTGTGCGCATGGGCCAGTGGCGCGACAACTCAGGCGTTGAGCTCATGGCCAGCTTGGATAGCTCCCGGCCAATGAAGATCGGCTTCCATGTGCCGAGCTGGCTGTCTTCTTTCGTCTCCCTCTCCGCCGTGGCTGCCGCGTTCCTGAAAGGCCTCAAGGACAAGACGGCCATGCGCGACTTCATGAACGCGCACAAGGCCGAGCCTTGGTTCGACTACACCCAGCCGCGCAAGCACGAAACCATGCTGCTGCTGCGCGATGACAGGCCCGAAGGCATTGTGCCCGGCGGCGGGCTCATCGCTGGCATCACGGCAGGAGTGGACACCCAGGACAACGGCTGGTGGTACGAGATCCGCGCCTGGGGATACGGGGCGGAGCAGGAGTCCTGGCAGGTGCGCGCCGGGTATGTCCTGACCTTGGAGGCCCTGGACACGGTGCTTTGGGACGAGCCCATCACCGATGTGGACGGCAATGTCTATTCCGTCGAGCTCGCGGTCATCGACGCCATGGGCCACCAAACCTACAAGGTCTATGAGTGGGCCAGGCGCAACCGTGGCCGCGCCTTCGCCTTCAAGGGCGAGGCCAGGATGCGCCAGCCTTTCGACTTCACCCAGTTGGAATACTACCCCACCCGGGAGGGCAAGAAGAAGCCCATTCCCGGCGGCTTGCAGCTGCTGCGCGCGGACGTGAACCTTTACAAGAACCGTCTTTCGAGCCTGCACGAGGTCGCCCCGGCTGACCCTGGCGCCTGGCACCTGTTGGCCAGCTGCACGGAGAACTGGGCGCGCATGCTCGTGTCCGAATACATCGGCGATGATGGCCTGTGGCATTGCCCGGACCATCTCCCCAACCACGGCTGGGACTGCTCTGTTTACAACCTGGTGGCGGCGGACGTGCGGCGCATCAAGTACAGGCAGCGGCCCGAGGAAGTGGCTCGCTTTTCGGAACCCCCGCGCAAATCAGAATCAACGTCCGCTTCAGGCGGCAGGAAGCTCCCCGGTTGGCTGGGGAGAAGGAGATAGCCATGCCCCATATCGATTCCTTGCCCCACGCTCGCCCAAGCCTTATGCCTTACAATGTTGTGATGAATCGGCTTTCGTGCTCCAAGAACACCTTCCACCGCTTGGCGGACTCTGGTGAGCTCGGCCAAGTCTACCGCATTGGTACCCGCAAGATGGTCACAGAGCGTGGGGTGGAGGAATATCTTCAGCGCGTCTGTGATGTGGACGAAGCCAAACCGGCGGCAGTGTCCGCGCCAACTCCCAAACGGGCCAAGAAGCCGCGTGCGAAGACGGCGAGCCACGCCAAGGCAAAGTAAGTTTTCGCGTTAAAACTTACTTTCCGTCCCATGCGTCCCATGCGTCCCATAGGTACCAGACACTAGCACCATGGCCGAGCTAACAATGCGGCCATGAGTATATGGACCCACACCGAACTCGACTCGCAAATTGCAGCCTTTAAAGCGGCCTTGATTAAGGTCGCCTCCGGGCAGTCCGTTCAGGTCGGCGATACAAACTATACCCGCGCTGACCTTGGATCCATCCAGAAGACCCTCGAATATCTGAATCAGCAGAAGCTGTCCCTTTCCGGGGCAGCCGGGCCGCGCGTTGTGCCCGGGCGGGTGCGCAGATGAGCGCGGCGAACTTCATTGATCGCGCTATCGCGTATGTGAGCCCGCAGGCCGGACTTAACCGACTGAAGGCGCGCGCGGGCATGATGCTGGCTGAGCGTGGCCTGGAAGTCGCCGCAACCATGCCGGTGCGCCGTGATTCTGGTAGCCGCAAAAATACCTTGTCATCTTGGAATCCCTTGCGTCACTCGCGCTATTCCGAATCCTCAGAGCGCAAGCTCAGCCAGGACCGGGCCGATGACCTTGTGGCGAATGATCCCTATGCCGCTGGAACAGTGGAATCCATGACGGTCAATGTCATCGGGACAGGGCTTCGCCCGCAGGCCCAGCCAAACATGAAGCGGCTCGGCATCACGGATGAACAGGTGGCCGCCTTTGCGGCCAGTGCGGAATGGGCATGGAAACTTTGGAACCGTGAGGCGGACGCATGTAGCTGCTGCTCTTTCGCGGATATCCAGTTCGTCAATTTCCGCTCAATCCTCACCCATGGCGAGTTCATCAACCTGCAAGTGAAGGTAAAAGAGCCCGGGCGGACGTTCTCGACAGCTTTGCAGCGCATTCACCCGCAGCGGCTACGGACCCCCCTCGACCTGGTGAGCGATCCCAATATCCGCGAAGGCGTTGTGCTTGGTGAGCGTGGCCAGCCTGTGAGTTGCTGGATTGCCAACCCGGACGATGGCGTGATGTTGCGCCTAACTTCTTCGGACTTCCAGAATCTGCCCATCAAGCGCGCCCACCGCAACGTGGTCTACCACCGGTTTTTCCACCGCGATCCGGAGCAGGTGCGCGGCACAAGCATTCTTGCCCCCGGCATGAAAAGCTTTCGCGACCTGGGCGACTACTTGGACTTTGAATTGGTGGCCAACATCGTTTCCGCAAGCTTCCCTTTATTCATTGCCACGGACAATGCCGAAGACATCCCCGGCAGCGAGTCTCCCAATGGGCCAAAGACAGACCGAGGCCGCATCTACAACGAATATGAGCCGGGGCAGGTTATGTATGGCCGCAACGGTGAAAGACCAACTGTTCTTGAATCCAATCGGCCGGGAAACAATTTCGGCACCTTTGTGGAGCGCGTGCTGCGCGGACTCTCCGCCGCCACGAATATGCCCTATGAGGTTCTGGCCAAGGACTTCTCCAAAACCAACTACTCCAGCGCTCGCGCCTCATTGCTTGAGGCTTGGCGCGTTTACCTGCTGTACCGCGCTGGCATGGTCAACTGGTTCTGTCAGCCCGTGTATGAGCAGATCATGGAAGAGGCTTTTCTGCGCGGCATGTTGGAAATGCCAGCCGGTGCGCCGGATTTCTACGAAGCCAAAGCCGAATGGTGCAACACAACGTGGATCGGCGCAGCGCGTGGCCACGTGGACCCGGTGAAGGAAATGTCCGCAAACAAGGTGGCCCTGGGGGAAAACATCACCACCTTGAGCCAGATCGTGAGCGAGCAGGGCGGCGATGACTGGGAAGCCACTATGGAACAGCGCGCGCGTGAGATCAAAAAAGCCCAGGCACTTGGTCTGCCCATCAATGCTTCGAACATCCTTATCACGCCCGACATGGATCAAGAGCAAAACACGCGGCAGGAGACTGACACATGAGCCTGGAAGATTTCCTCGACGGTCAGCAGTGGGCCATTAAAAGCGAGGTGCTGGAAGGCTTTGTCCAGTTGCTTGATCTGCGCTCATCCGGTGCTGATTTGGAGTCCTTTGCCGCAAAGATGAGTGGTGCCGCTCAACAGCACCGCGCGGCCAAGGCTCAGGGGGTAACGGCCATCATCCCTGTGGATGGAACGCTGTCCAAGCGCTCTTTCTTGTTCGACTGCGGTTCCACATACGCGGGGATTCGCGAGGCCATCCAGGCCGCGCTGGACGATCCCGGCGTGTCCAGCATCCTGCTTGATGTGGATTCGCCCGGGGGCACCGTTTCCGGCGTGTCCGAGTTGGTTGATTTCATCGCGAAGGCCGACATCATCAAGCCGGTCTATGCCTATACGGACGGCCTCATGTGCTCCGCGGCATACTGGCTGGCCAGCGCCGCGCGGCAGATCATGGCCGCGCCCACTGCCACGGTGGGCTCAATCGGCGTGCTCGCCACCCATACCGACCGCAGCGCACGCGACCAGAGCACGGGCATCAAGCGCACCATGATCACAGCCGGCAGCCACAAAGCCATCGGCCACGATGCTGCGCCTCTGGACGACAAGTCTCGCGCAATCATCCAGGCCAACCTGGACCAGCTGTACGGGATTTTCACGGACACTGTGGCCACAAACCGCAACTTGGCGGTGAGCGACGCGGAGCAGTGGGCGGACGGCAAGGTGTTCCTGGCCGCAGACGCCAAGGCGCAGGGGCTCATTGATGAAGTGGGTACGCGCGATAACCTTTTAGCCAAAATTTCCCATCAGGAGGAACCCATGGATCTGAAGCAGCTCAAGGCGGAACATCCCGACCTGGTCACGGCCATCAAGGCCGAAGCCACCACCGAAATCAGCCAGAAGCTGGCCAACGTCGAGGCCGCTTCCACGCAGGCCGTGCAGGCCGAGCAGAGCCGCGTTGTCGGTCTGGTCAAAGTCATGTTCGGCGAGGAAACCGGCGCCAAGCTCGAAGGTCTGGCCAAGTCCGGAATGACCCAGGAAATGGCCGTTTCCGCCAAAGACCTTTTGGGCGGCACTATTCCGCCCAAAGCCGAAGGCACCAGCCAGGCCCAGAAGGAAGCCCTTGCGGCGCTTGAGAAGGCCAACGCCGAACCGCTCAAGAGCGGCGCGGAAGCTGGCAATCTGGACTTCATGGCTTTGGTTGCGGCGGCCCAGAAGGATGATCCCAAGCTTACCAAGGGCCAGGCAATTGCCCACGTGGCCCGCACCCACACCGAGGCGCACCAGGCCTGGGTGCAACAGCAGCAGCCCAAGGCCCAGAAGGCCTAAGGAGGACACCATGCCCTACATCGACGAACCCAGAAAGACGTTCACCGTCGGCAGCACCGACATTCCCGCATATCGCCTGTGCAAGCTCGCGAGTGGAGTGCTCGCGCTCATGACCGCCACGGCCACGGACAAGCTCATCGGCGCCACCCGTGAGCTTCTTTTGGCTGGTGAACCCGGCGCCGTAAAGATGATGACTTCGACCGGCACCATGGAGATCGAGACTGCCGGTGCTGCCACCAGCGGCGCGGACGCGTTCGCCGCCGCCGACGGCAAGGTCCAGGCCCTGCCCTCGGGCGCGGGCACCTACCGTCGCATCGGCACTTTCCTGGAAGGAGCCAGTGCTGCCGGGGCGATTGTCGAGGTGCTGCCCGACGACTTCAACAGCACAGTGACCGTGTCCTAGCGACGCGGCGGAAGAAAAGAAAGGAGAACCACAATGCCCACTCCCAGCAATTCCACCGCGATCATTCGCCCGGAACTGGCCACCTGCGCCTATGAGTACTCGCTTGACTCCGCCAAAAGCGGCTACATCGGCGCTGAGGTGTTGCCCGTGTTTGAGACCGATGTTGAAGGCGGGCAATATCCGGTCATTCCCCTCGAGGCCCTGCTCTCCATTCCGGAGACCGCCCGTGCCGATGGTGGAGCCTACAGCCGTGACGACTTCCACTACGATGAGGATGACTACCTCTGCAAGGAAAACGGTTTCGAATCTCCGATCGACGACAAGCAGGTCAAGCGCCTCAGCCGCTATTTCGATGCGGAACTCGTGGCCACCCAGCGCTGCATGGATGTGATCCTGCGGCGGCAGGAGAAGCGCATCGCCGATCTGCTCTACAGCGAGGCCAACTTCACGCCGCACACCGTGGCCGCTGCCTGGAGTTCCACCGACACGGCGGATCCTCTCGCGGACGTCAACGCCGGCATTGAGGAAATCGAAGACCTCACCGGCCTCTCCCCCAACACCCTCATCATCAACAAGCCTATCTTCCGGTCTCTCGGGCTGTGCAACGCGCTCATCGATCGCATCAAATACACCAACCCCAACGTGCAGCGCGGCCAGATCGGCTCCGACTTGCTGGCGCAGTACTTCGGCGTGGACCGTGTGCTGGTGGCTGGCGGTGTTTACAACAGCGCCAACAAGGGCCTTGCCAAGTCCATCGCTCGCATCTGGTCCAGCACCTACGCTATGCTGTGCGTCACCTCCAGTGGTGGCATGGACCTGCGCGAGCCCAGCCTGGGCCGCACTTTCATGTGGACGCAGGATAGCCCCACCCCCGTGGTGGTGGAGAGCTACCGCGAAGAGCAGATCCGCAGCAACGTGATCCGCGCCCGCCAGAACACGGCGGAGAAGCTGACCATGAAGGCCGCTGGTTACCTGCTCAAGGGCGTCCTCTAAGCGGATAGCCACCTCCTCGCATAGCCCCGCCTCTGGCGGTCTGGTCCGGGAACCCCGGGCCGCCGGAGGCGGGGCAAACAAAAAGGACAGGCCATGCAGGAATTGTTCGAGCACTTTGGGTTCAAAGCCGGTTGGTCAACCTTCCTCGCCTGCTTTGCCTGGATCCTGGGCGGGCTCGATGTCGCGGTACTCGCCCTGTTCATACTGTACGCCGTGGATTTCGCCCTCGGCCTGTACATGGCCTGGGCCACCAGCTCGCTGTCCTCGTCCAAGGCCCGGAAGGGAATGGCCAAGTTCGTGCTCTACGTCATTGTCATCGCCTGCGCCCACATGCTTGATCTGGCCATGTCCAAAACCTTCCCCTTCCTGGCCAACTACGTGCGCGACACCATGGTCATCTTCGTGGCCATCAACGAATTTCTTTCCGTGTGCACGCACCTGGCCGCCCTTGGCCTGCGCGTGCCCGAGGCCCTGCAAGCGCGCCTGCGCAGCTACCGTGACGGCGCCCTGGACCGCCCCGGCCAGCCGGGCAGCCTTACCCCGGCCCCAGCGCCGCCCCAGCCTGCTGGTGACGGCTCCGGAGGTGCGCAATGAACCCCACTTATTTCCCCCCCAAGCTTTTGCTGGAGCAGTTCAAGCGGCACGAGGATCTGCGGCTGGTGCTCTACCTCTGCCCCAAGGGCAAGGTCACCGGCGGTTGGGGCCACAATTTCGAGGCCCGGCCCGTGCCCGGCATCCCCGCCGTGCTCGGCCAGCGCCTCAGCCTGGATCAGGCCGAACGGCTGCTCATGACGGACGCCATGCTCGACGGCGCGGCGGTGCTGTCCCGCTGGCCCTGGGCTGGCGGCCTGGACCCAGCGCGCCTGGCCGTGCTGATCAACATGTCGTTCAACATGGGCGTGGACGGTCTGGCGGGCTTCCGCAAGACCCTCGCCCTTGTCCAGGCGGGCGACTACGCCGGGGCCGCGCTTGAGATGCTGCGCAGCGATTGGGCCGAGCAGGTTGGCGACTACGCCCCTGACTCGCCCAAGGGCGTCAAGAACAATCGGCCCGGCCGCGCCTGGGAACTTTCCCGGCAGATGCGCACCGGCGAATGGTGGGCGTCATGATTTCCTGGCTCACCAGCAAGCTCTCCGGCCTGGCCGCATCCTCGCTTCTCAGCTGGCCTGCGCTGGCCGTGGCCTTGATCCTCGGCATCGGCTGCTACGGCTGGGGCCACACCAGCGGCTACGGCGAGGCCGACGCCAAGGGCAAGGCAACCCTGAATGAACTACGCACCGGGTACGCCACAGCCGGGGCCGAGTCCCTGGCCAAGGCGCTCGACCGCAATATCCAGTTGGTGGAGGCTGGCAACGCCATCGCCGCCGACCTCATCACCGCCCGGCGCGAGCTGGCTGCCGCCCGCGCCAACATCACCCGGAGGATGACCGATGCAACGCTTGCTGATTCTGGCGCTTGTTCTCTTGGCCCTGACGTCGTGGAGCTGCTCAAT